TGTCGATAGGCCCGCCGATGTCGTCCTGCTCTTGGATCTGCCCAGTCACTGTTGCGGTATGGAGCGACCGGAATCCGCCCCGAGTGAAGTAGAACAGATCGCCCAGGACGTTGACCACGCTGTTGGGATCTTCGGTGCCAGGACCGTCGATGGTTCTGACAAGGGTGATATTGGACGGTTGGGGGTCAGTAGCCCACAACTGAACTGCGTCAGAGAAGATCACTGCCAGCTTGTTATCGTACACGCCCAAACCTTGGGTCTTCGTGTTGCCAGACGAATGGGTGAGAACTGGGATATACCCGGCATCCTCTGGGGCAGTCCAGTCGCGGGGACCGTTCAACGTCGAACTGAATCGCACAACCCCGTTCACATCGTCGGTTGCCCACAGTTTGCCGCTCATCTGGAGCAGAGCCGCACCTGGGGAGAACGGCAGGATAACCTGCGTCTCCAGCACGATGTCTTGATCGTTCGGGGATTTCGTTATCCAGTGATGCTCAAAAGTCGTGCCGCGAGCATGATCGGCAGAATCAAGCCAGCGTTCGACTACGAGATACGGATACGAACCAAAACTTGCATTCGCACCGATGGCTACACTTGCAGTGACATCAACAAGCGTGTCCAGCGGGTAATCTGTTGCGACTCCGTTCACCTGGAACTCTACGTCAGTGACCGTGCCCGTCAAAAGCGACGGTGCGATTCGCAGGATTGTCGGAGAAATCTGCGCTACGATAGAAGCCGTGAAACCGTTTCGCAGGATCGACAGTGTGCTTCCTTCTAACCCTGTGGGCCAAACACCACCAGAAAGCACAACTTGATCGGTGCCGTTGATGATCGTGATCGTGCGAGGCACCAACGCAGGAAAGCCTGTCAGGACGAACGTATATCGGCCCGACAATCCCGTGAATACGTTGTTGAGTGTTATGTCTGCTCCATTGAGAGCCAGAACCGTAAACACTTGCGAATCGACGGAGATGACGCGACCTGGGGAGTTCAGCGGCCATGTAGCGTTGTCGATGGTCGCGATGTTCGACCCTTGCTGCATCGTCACCATGATTGACGAGAAAAATCCGTTACCAAAGCCAAGCTGATCGTACTTGACTGGAACAGGACCAACTTGTTCAGTGGGGAAAAACTGCCCACCAGGGATTACAGCCCGCAGGAAACCACCGACCGCATACAGCCCTTTAGACTGAGGGTGCAGGTCCATGAGTTCTTGCACACCGTCGCGGGTCGCGAACTCCCCACCCAAAGTGAGATCCACGTTGGTTGCCACGCGAGCCGTGTTGGGTGCACTGGATTCGCGCGAGGAGCGAACGTCAATTCCCCGGTATGTTTGGATGGTTTTTTCGGTCATGGGATCTTTTCAAACAAGAGACGAACCGATCCGGTGCAGCCCACAGGCACGGACAACAGACTGCCTGCTATGCGGGTTGGTGTAGTTAAACTGAAGATCAGTTGTTTACCAGCCGCCAACGCAGAAGCCGCTGCTGCGGTCGCCGCTGCGTCGTTGCCTACGCCGATTTGTAGCCAAGTCGGATCTGGCAGCACATAGGACTGGGTGGTCAAAGTACGCACGCCGATGCGTGTAACGCCGTCCATGGAGGTGCAGAAGAACTGCAAGGTGTTCGGGTCATAGAACGCGCCGTCGAGATAAGTGACACGGTAAGTGCCAACGGCGTGCCCCGACGCATCATTCGCGTAGCTTGTAGCGACGGGGAACGGATCTACTGATCCGGCGGCGAGAACGAACGTCACAAGATCCGCTACTTTTTGGCGGCACAATCCAAGCTCTTGAGTGGTTCCTGTTGGGAAGCTCCCCTCTTGGATCGTGATGATAGTGCCCACTGGCGGCGCAGCAGCCAACTGCACTACCAGGAAACCGTCTTCGTCTTCCCACTGAGTGGTAACAGTGACGATAGGATCCGCAGGATTGGCGAAAGATCCCCACGGAAATGATGCAGTGTACGTCGGTACGCCGACCACTGCGCTGACTCGCGCCCGAACGGGAGTATCCGAATCGCCAAGATTCATGCGAAAAGTACGATATCGCAACCAGGGGCGAATAATTGGCGAACCGTCGCTGATCCCCTGCCAAGACCTCGCGCCATAGTAGGGAACGCCCCCGTTGATGACATCTGAATACCCAACAGTTACCTCAGTAAATGGCTGCGGAATCTGGTCATAGGAAACAGACAGTCTATCCTGTTTGCTGCTGACCAGAATACCGTTCTTGTCGTAGGCAACTGCCTCGGAGCTGGAAGTACGGGTGCCTCCAATGACTGACATGGAAACATCTGGAGAATACTGATCTGCGATCACACCTTTTTCCATCAGGATGCAGCCAACAGATAAGTTTGTGGGAGCGACAGTTGAGGTGCCACCAGACTGGAAAACAGTGACGGGCAGGATGTCAGGCACATCGAACGTGATACGAGAAACTTCACCTTCAAGGATCCATTTGAGTTCCGGCCCAGCTTCAGACTGCGGTACTGATCCTGCCGCGATGACAGGCCAGTTCGACGGGATCGCAGGAAACGAATTGAACTTAAAGACCGCAGCCCCTGTGTCGTCCACAAGCCGCACGGGGTTCCGTTCCCAGTACAGCCCGGTGTCAAAAACCGCATCTGTCAACTGGACCGGATTTTGCGGATCAGTTAGCGAGTAGGTAATCAACCGATTCCGACTCTCGCAGATGACGTACAAGATCGAACCGATGACCCGCGCCTGGATCGGGCCTTCGACATTCGGAAAGCGCAACGGGTTGACTGCGGTTAGCACAGCGTTCGACAACACCCGGGCGCAGTAACCGATGCCGCGAGAACTCAGGACGTAGAGATAGCCAGTAGCGTCATCAAACGCCCCAGCTTCCATCCCTACCCCCAAGCCAGACAAATCGCCCATATGGACGATCCCAGACTGGTAACTGCTGAAATATGACACCCCATCCGCAGTTGGGACGAAGACCATGAGTTCCGAACGCACATCGTTGATGCGCTCTAGGGTATTCGCCTCGTTAAACAGAAACTCTGCCTGCGTGCTGCGGCGACGGCCAGTCACCACCGGGCTGCGGCCAAAGACCATCCATGAAGCAAACGCCGGGGGCGAAAGCTGAATGCGGCCAAGTTCCGCTGGCTGGAGCCGATCATTACTCAAGCGAACGAGAATGCCGGAATCCCCGTAGACCCACAAACTGTTGCGGTCGATACTGGACGCTATGGCGCGAGGATGCACCCCTGGCAGGTGCAAGCCTTTGGACGTTTGCACGCCTGCTTGCCGATCCACGGATACCACATATTCCGTTTGAGGCGACGTAACCATGATCGTGCCACGGCCCCAGGCCGCAGCATCAGTGGCACCCGTGAGTCGCGCATCGGCTTGAGTCTTTTGCTCAACAGAGGGAACTGCCGGAGGATACAACGGAGTCGTGAATACGGTTAGCATGACCACTTTCCTGCCGGACAGCGTTCAGTCTGGATTGCTGCTTTTGCAGTCAACACGCAGCCGCATAGACCGCACGTTCCTTGACCTGCAGCGGTACAGGTCTGGCAGATCGCCAAACGGGCGGCTTTGGTTTCGGCACTCGCGGGCGTAGTGAGGCCAACAGCGTTGGTCACAGCCACGACAGCGTTCATGATGGGCGGGAGGATACTCATGGGAAGCTGAACGTGATCGGAGTGACGGGTGGGTTACAGATACCGGGCAGGTTGTCGGCGACTGCGACTCCGACGATGGTGTTGCTCTGGCATGAGACACCGCTGTTGGTTACTGCGGTCCCGCCGGGCTGGCTGATCGTCCACACCCCAGCGTTGAAGGTGACGACCACACTCGGGGCACCTAGTTTATCCCATACCCAGGTGCAAGGAGAACCAGGAACGAACACAGTGAACGTATACGTTCCATTGTTTGTCACGCAGCCGCCGATCCAGCCGCTTACCGTCATGCTGGGTTGACCCGCTGAACAGAACGTGCAGGGGGCTATACATGGGGCTACGGGGCCGAAGCTCGCCGTCGTGTCGCATAGGGAACCAGTCGAACGTATCGAGAACGAGCCGACAAGCTGACCGCCGACACAGGTGATTGCTGGGTTACGGTATCCGGGGGCGTTCGTGGTGAACTGATGTATCGCAGTTCGGACAACAACCGTAAACTCTCCAGGGTGGGTGATCCCGTAGTCGATGTTGACCCAGTGGTTAGCGTCGAATGCGTAGTGCCACGAACAGTTGGGGGTGTCATCGTAATGCTGGAAGCAGTACGAGTGCGCGGGATCCCCGTCTGTGATCCCGCAGCTTGGCATCGCAACGATAAGACCGTTGGTTTGGATTCCGTTACAGTTCGCACACGGGGGCAGCGCAACGGATGTCGGAACAAGCGCGTTACTTTCTTGGGACGCGACGGATCCACAAGCATTTGTAGCAGTCACGGTGCAGGTAATCGACTGGCCCACATCCCCGGCGACGGTCGTGTATGTCGAGGCTGTTGCGCCCCCCAACGCCCCGCCATTTCGTCTCCATTGGTAGGTGAACGTCGTGGGAGAACCAGACCACGTTCCGTTGGTCGTGCTTAAAAGACTTCCCTCTGGCAACAAGCCACTGATCACTGGAGCTACCGTGTTGGCAACGGCTGCACATACCACGAAACCCGTTGGACTCGTCGCCGTGCCGAGACTGTTCGTGCAGGCATTCGAGGCGATGACTTTAGCAGTGATCGTCTTGCCTACGTCGCCCGCCAGAACGGTGTACGTCGTGCCCACTTCGCCCGCGATTGTAACGCCGTCGCGATACCAGATGTATGTGTACGACAGCGGAAAGCCGACCCAGGTGCCGTTGGACGTAATCGTGAGAACTGTGCCAGGGACAACAGGCGAGGCTCCTGCGGCGAGCGTCGGCGCGGCGGCATTCGTTATCGGTAGGCAGCTTACTTCGTGAGTGTTTGGGAACGAGAAAGCTAGAGGGCTTTCAGAGCCACACGCACTGATGCCGATGACTTCTGCCCCTACTTCTGCCCCGACATCGGCGGCTTGTAAAACATACGAATTATTGGTCGCTCCCAAAATGGGAACACCATTACGAGTCCAGACGTACTCGAAAGAGGTTGGATCTCCACTCCAGGTGCCATCCGAAACCAGCCAGATGTCGCCCTCTCCATCCCCGGCGGAGAAGTCCAAAACAGGGGCCGTGAGCGACACGACATCGGGGCACAGTCCGGTGACAGCGCAGTCGATCTCTTGCCCGGCATCAGCGGCAACGATGCGGTACGACTTCGCGGTAGCCCCGGGGATATTCACCGCATTTCTACGCCATTGATACGTTATGACCGGAGCATCGACCCATGTTCCGGTAACCACAGCGATAAAAGACCCAACACGGCCATCAGCCGCGAACGCGATGGTCGGAGGAAAAGTATTAGCCGTTACCATGGTCGCCAATCCTGCCAGCCATACTGCCGCAGGGACGAATCAATGAACCGATTCCGACGCTGGGGGCGCGTAGTCACGGACATATATCCACCCATCTGTAGCCCATCGCCGTCGCCCTGGTTCATCTTCTTGCGGTCGAGGTACTCAGCGAGGCTGGCCCGGAGAGCTTGGGTATCCTGCCCGCCGAAATGCTCTTTGACCAGAATCTCAGCGAGCATGCGAACTGCTTCGCCGTCCACGACAACTCGCTCGCCGTCTTCGATCAGAGGACTTGGGATCTGAAAGTAATTTACCGACAGCACATCGTACAAAGCAGTGTCTGGCGGGGGCTGGATAGTGATCGTCTGGTTGATGAACTGGAATCGCGACGGCATTGAACCTGCCGGGGTGTTCAAGATCAGCGTGTTCATTTCCTGGGGACGAATACCCCGATCAAGCTGGAACAGATACCCGTCCTGAATCCGGCGCACCGAAATATAGTCGATATGCCCTTCGTCAGTGTCGTCAGGCACATCGTAAACCGTGCCTTGATTTGTGAGCGTAATCAATCGCGTGACGTAGTTAATCGTCCACGGATACAGTTCATAAATCTGAAGTTGTGCCGACCGAATACGCTCATCTATGGTATTCTGAATCGCACGGGGAATGTTTCCCTCGGTCGCCAGTCCACATCGGCTAAGAGTGGACTGACGAAGTTCGGACAGCGTAGGTTGAACGGCAAGTGACATGGCCCCTCATCTTTTAGACGGGAACCGGAGCCTCAATAGAGGGGCGCATTTCGCTGGGTGCGCTGGGCACTTGACGAGGTACGTCCGAAACGGGATTGATCCGCTTCGATGCCTCAATCGTGGACCGGATCAGATTAAGTGACATTCCAGTTACGGCTGCCACGGCTCGCGCTTCGGAAATTGCCATGCTGGATACCATGTACCCGGCTTCGACCAATTTCTTGGCTTTGGCTGCGGTCAGTGATGGCACATTGAGAGCGCAGAACTCTTGAATAAACTCCTGCGGGGCAGGAGCCATATCAGGCACTGCGTTTTCTTGGCCGGGCAGAGTGGCGATCTGGCACGCAGCAAATGCTTTTTCAAAAAGGTCATCCAAGGGGTAAACTTTCCGAAACATATTCGCGCCATACGTCGCACCCAACCGTTCCATTTCGGCTTCCATGTTCAGTTCGCGGGCATGCGCGGTCCTGGGCAAGGCCGCAGGAATCTCCGGCAGCTTTTTGACCCACTTATCACGGTCAGCTACTCCCGTGTTGTAGCGCAGTTGCAGAAGCGGATGCTCATAATTGGGGACAACCATTAACTGGCTGGTCCCTCTGGGAATGAGGCATGCGATAAAGGAAATCAGGGGCATGAGTTTGTCTCCTACTCGTCGCCTAGCATAAAACTAAACTCCACACTACAAGTGCAGAGTCGCGGAGAACCAGCGGAGTAGGAACGCCAGTTTTTGAGCTATAAAAACGAAGCCGCCCCTCAAAGAGGGGCGGCTTGTATCTTAGACCGTAGCTGGGTCGACGGCGATGACGTAGTGCGCGTTAGGCACAGTCACAACCGGGGCGCAGCGACTATCCGTCGACATGCGCGTGAAACGCTGGTCGGGCGGATCGGTCGGGAAGCTGACCTGCATGTCCATCTTGGGCGGGCAGCGAACTTCAAACGCCTTCTCAGCGATGCCATAGGCACGGCAGGAGAAGGGAACGCCGCCATCCGGGGTGCCGATCTGGTCGAGGAAATCCAGGGTAGGATCGTATTCGACCATCAGACCACCGAAGGCGTGATCGGTATCCAAGATCGCCATATCCTGCTTGCCCATCTTGGCAGCCGAATTGGCGTTGACGCGCAAGCCTTCATGGCTTGTGCCCGTGCGCTGGCGGAACATCGCATGGCCGTCGATGAACTTGCTGCCCGCGAAGATGCGGGAAACACGCGCCGAACGACCGCGACCGAACAGGTTGGCCTGCCGATTTGCGATGGTCCATCCACGGTACAGATCACCGTTGCCCGAGCAGTCCAGGGTGTTGAGGTCGATACCCTGGAGAGTGCCGCCGACGTTCTGCAACAGGGGATTGCTTGCGCGATCCTTGCCGCCGATGGTGCCGATGGTGGGGGTAATGGAGATCAACTGATCCAGGCCAGGGGGCAGCATGGGATCGGTGCTGTAGTGCATGACCCGATCCATCAAAACCTTCCAGTTGTCGAAGTGCGTCTCGACCTTTTCCTCAAACAGATTAGCCAGACGATTGATATCGTCAGGGGCACTCTGCTTGGCGAAGGTCTTGCTACGAGCTTCGTTGTACATGACCGTGTAGCCCATGTCGAGCAAATCGGTATGCACGAACTCAAGGCCCATGTGGATGTTGTAGAACTCGAACTCCATGGTCAGGTCGATTTCGTTGCCCTGGAAGCCCAGGACATCGCGACCGTTCCAGCCTTGGAGTTGCTGATCGCCAGCAACCTTGAGGTTCACGCGAGTTTTGCCGCCAGCTTGGCCTGCATCAGTCTTGCGTTTGCCCCAGGAGAAGTCGAGGAAAGGCAGCGCAGCGCGGTCAATCGCGATGGCTTCTTTCCGGTTCATAACATCTGTGGTGACGGCGTAGCCGAGTTCACGAATGAGGGAGGGAGTGATAGGAACAGGCATAAAGGCTCGCTTCGGGTGTTACCCAGTGGTATACTTATGGATGATGCGCTCGCGTTCAGACTTGAACGTAGCAGGAGTCGCGGGGGAGGTCGAAGTTCCAGGGCGAAGACCTGTCGTCACATTCACCACTTTGGGTGCTTTGGCGATTTCGGCTTCAACGACGGAACGGAAGATGTCGGGCCACGCATCAGGATGCGAACCTTTGCGCTGGGCAAGGGCTGCTTTGATCCGAGGTTCCAATTCCGAAAAGCGGGCAGATCCGATCTTCTTTTCATACTCATCAGCGATTCTGGTCATTGCTTGAGTAGCGCGAGAGCGGGCTGGATCTGAGGTCTGTTGTTGCTGGGGCGGTGCCACTGGGGCGACCGGAGCCGGGGCGACCGGAGCCGGAGGGGCGGCTTTCTGGGCTGGGCCGAGTTTCTTGCGAAGCTCATTGGCAGCAGCCGAAGTGATCTCCATGTCTTCTGCCTGCTTGGAAATCCAAGCATCCAGTTCTGGAGACATCGCCGGGCTGGCTTCTGGGCTAAGACCCAGTTTCTTGGCTATGGCCGTCAAGGCTTGGATGGATTTCGCATCGCCTTGCTGGACACCTACCCCGATGTTCACCCAGGCTTTATAGTCATCTGGTGAGAAACCGTTCTGCTCACAAACATCAATGATTTCTTTGTAGCCTTCGGCGAGCGATTCTGAGGTCTTGACTCGTTCGATCAGTCGCGTGATTTTGCGCCGGGCTTCACCCGGTTTCATCGCTTTTACTGTATCATTCGTTACATCAACAAGATCATCCTCTGGCGCAGGAGCCGGAGGTTCGTTCTGCTTTTTGGAATTGGGCGTGTTTCCGTCCGTCGCAGTGGGAACCGTGTCCGTTGGCGCAGTGGCCGCAGGGGTTACAGGTTCGTCATCCGTTTCGGACGGTTTGACTTCTTCCTCGCCTATTAACTTGGAAATGAGCTTTTCTCTTGCTGACTTCTCTGGGACCACTTCCGCCTTGGGCGGGGTTGGTTCGGTAGGAGTCGGCTGAGAATCGCCCGTTTCCTGGCTAGCAGGTTCGGGGGTGGCAACCGGGGCCGGAGGGTCATCCTTGATGACTGGCTCTGGTTCTAACCCTTCTGGGACTGAAACTTTGTGAGTCTCATCCATTGGGGCTATGGTGTTCGGTGCTGCGGGCATGCTAATCTCCTACTCTCTGGTTTCAAGGACTGACTTAGATAGGTCCGTTTGGACCGGGAAGGGATTCTGGGGATGGAGCGGCAACGTCTTCGTTCATAGGGGGTCGTCCAGGCTCACCTGGAGGAACTGGCGCACCACCAGGGACAGGCGCACCGCCGCCCATCTTCAACTGCTGCATCATCATCTTTTCAGGGGTCATCAGATATCTGCGCCAGTCGTTCTTGCCCATTTCGTACATCATGTCTTCCAGCACGGCTTCGCCGTCGACTGGCAAGCCCAGCGTGGTCGCGATCTGTGCGAACTTCTCAATGGTCTGCAAACCTTTGGCTGCGTCAGGACGGCCAGTGGAGCCTGCCCGCACATCCAGCTTGAGATACCGAAGGAAGGTTTCCCGGTCCAACATGGGCCAGTAGGCACCGTCGCCACAGATCCGTTTGATATTTGCTTCGGGGAAGAACTGAATGCCCATGTACGCGAAATCGTACATGATGTCGAAGATCAATTCCTCGACCAAGGCGCGACGGAAATCGGTCTGAACACCCATCTGCTCGTTCGCAATAGCGGCGGTCGTCGCAAGCTCCCCACCCGGCGAGCCAGCGGCGTTGCGGCTCACGCCAGACATCATCTCCAGTTCCATGCGCGTTTCGTCGCGACGGTAGAGGTCTGGATTGAATGGCAGCGGGGCAGTTTCTGAGAACGCTTTCTTAACGTCGTCTGGCGAAGTCAGTTCGATGACTTGGTACGGACGACTGTTTTCGATCTCTTCTTTTTCACCCGGCTCCATCGAATTACGCTTGATGAAGATACGAGGGAAGGCGGCTTTCTGGGCTTCGGCTTCCATCGTGCGGCGGCGGTTCAATTCGTTCTGTAACTGCTTGGTCAGGGTGGTATCTGACAACGGCAGAATGCGGCCAGTGACCCGATTGAACGGCAGCATGTAGAACGGATACCAACGACGGCCAACCACAGTCGGCGCGTAGTTCCGCAGGAACCGATTCATGCCTTCAGCCCACACGAAAACTCTGCCCTGGCCTTTATGCCAGAGTTCCCACACCGCACATCGGTTCATGTTCGATGTAGTTTCCAGAGAGCGGCGATCCTGTGGACCTTCGCTGTCATAAGCACTCGCGCTGGCCCCGACTACCTTGGTCCAACGTGGGCCTTGACTGATCTGCTTGCCGTCTGAGCCGTACAAGAGAACCGCAGAGATTTCTTCGGGCAGAACGTCAAAGCTGGAGCCAAACTGGTCGTAATCCATGTACACGCGATGCGCGATCCATTGACAATCGTACAGGCGTTCTGGCTGAGAGCAGGTCCAGTCGAAACGGAAGTCTTCTGCTTGGATTGGGTCGAGGTTGAAGCCAATGTACCGTTCGATTTCGCCAACATCTAGGTCTTCAGGAATCTGCCCAGATTCAAGAGCTTGGATGTGCATGACCCGCAAATCTTGCGGATCCATCTGGGTCATCGGCTGACCCGTGAGCGGGTCAAGCTGCGGCATCCCGGTCATCGGGTCGATGATCAACACCTCTGGGGGCGGGTTGTTGAGCATGTCTGATTGGATTTTATCTTGCGCGTACTTCGCTACGACAACTTGCAGGTCTACGATTTCTTTTGCCAGGGCTGAGTCTTCGCTGAAACCTGACTCAGCTTTGCGCTTCAGGAGCCACTGGTAACGGGCTACGTTATCAAGCTGATCGTTCTGACGGCGCGAACCGAGCGGATCCAGTTTAGGATCTTCCTGGGGGTTCAGTTTGAAAATCTGGTGCCCGACCGTGGAGGCATCTTGGATGCCTCCGCGCATGAGCCTGCGAAGTTCGGTTTCTTCGCCCATCTTCTGGCAGAAAATGTCTAGGGTCTTCGCGAAGTCACCGAGTAACGGCGGATGCTCGCCAATGATCGGCCCTGGCTTCCAACTGATCGCGGGATCGCGAGCGTACAGGTTAGCCAGCAGGACGATCTGGTTCCGAAGAATATAATTGGTAGCGACGACATCCGGGGAGTCGATCAGCAGACATTCTTCGTTTACATACTTGCGGTCGAAGTCAAACCGTTCGTACCATGTCTGCAAAAACGGCGGCACCTGCACCATGGCAGTGTAGGTCACGATAAGAGCCTGCTCCATCGGGATCGGGTCTGGAACTACATTGGCTTTTATTTCTTCGACTACTTCGCCGCTGATGGCAGGGTCCATGTTTTGGCCCACGACGAGACTGGTACTGTCTGCCTCCATTGGATTCAGCGTCGGTGGAAGTATCGGGTTCATTGGGCTACCATATTCCCCGCACTGACGAACTCAGTTGCGCTGCCTGGACGGAGTTGCCAGCCAGTGTTGCCTGAGACGTTGGTGCTGTTGTGCCCTGCGTACCACTTGGCCGTTCCCGCCGCAAGGATGTTCGTCAGCGACAAGAAGTTGAATTGCTGCATGTATAAGTTGCTGGTGACTGTTGACGCTGCGCCAGTGGTGTCCCAGGTGATGACTGCGCCAGCCCGACTGTCGAACACGAAACGATTGATCGTTACGTTTATGCCAGCGGTGAAGCGCAGCGGTCGAGGAGCCACCACCGTCAGTTCGTCAATCGTGCAGTTGTTGTTTATCGTTGCAGTGCCCCCGCCTGCGCCAGTGAACTTGACCTTGCCGTAACTGCGTGAGGTTCCGCCGAGGAATGAAGCGGTAGTTACGCTGGTCATCACAATCGTAGACGATGCCATGCTGATCGTTGGCAACGATACCCCGTTCAAGTTCCATGGGTTAGAGGTACTTGAGAGTGTCCAGGTCGATGTTCCGCCGATGACGCTGACCAACGCTACGTTGGTGACGGCCACCTGTACACAGGTGACGTTGAAGTTGTTGGAATCGAACGTACCTGACTGAATGTTCAGATTCTTGCCAGCAGCCGACAGCGCATCTTGCAGTGTGTAGCTTCCTGCTCCTGCGTCGATTTGCGGCGTGTAGCTACTCAGGTCTTTGCCTGCGGAAGTCAGGGTGTGCGATCCTCGACCTGCCGCCGTGATGGTGAAGGTCGCAGCACCCATCGCCATTCCAGCCGCGAAGGTCAGTGAGCCGAAGAAGGATACATTGACGCTTTGCGTATAGGTTACGGCACCAGTTACCCCGGTGAAATCAATGTTCTTGCCCAATCGCGGCATATCCGCCGTGATAACGCGACCCGCGACGAATGCGTTGGCAATCGTAACATCATCTTGCGGCAGGGGGACGCGAGTGGTCCAGCCGTGCGTGGACCAAGCGAAGCTGGCGGTTCCTGTCGCTGCTTGGGCAACGCCAGTGGTGAACGTGATCCCAGAGTTGCCGCCGCAGTCGCCCGAATTGCCAGTGATTGCAGAAAGATTCCACGAACCCGCACCTGCTCCGGTGATGTCCTCCAAATCGACGTTGCTCATCGTGACCGTCGCAGCGGTGATCGTGCGTGCCGTGCCAGTGGTATTCGACCTAATCAAGATACGCTCAACGGTTGAGTCGCCGCTGCCCGTCAACGTACCCGAGACGGTCTGGTCGGCAGCTAACGCGACTTCAGCAGTCTTACCGGGGGCACCGTTGAGCGTCAGAGTAGCAAACGTATTCGCGCCTGTGATGGTCAAAGTCGCATCGACTGAGCTAGTCACCAGCGCATAGGTCTTGCCTCCACCAGCGAACGTGCGGTTGCTGCCGCTACCGACTGGCATAGTGATCGTCTTGCCGTTGGCATCGAATGTCGCGGCTGTGGCACAGGTCCACGTTCCTATTGAGACAATCGTGATGTCGGACGCGAGTTGATAATTTCCCGTGCTGCCGAGGTTGAAATTGCCCACGGTCTTAGCGTCAATATCAATCGTCTGCTGAGTAGCAGAGGTACTAGCGAAAGTTATAGCCGACGTTGCGGAACCTAGTGTATAGGTCATGCCAGCGACAAACTTGAGCAGGATGTTGCCTGTGCCCGCAGTCGCGTCACCAATCGTCCAGGTGATCCCGGCGTTGTGCGTCAGGGTATTCACATATCCAGTGAAGTTTGCCGAACGACAGACTGCTGCCGCGCTGATTGTGCAGTTCGCTGCGCCGACACCTACTCCGTCGAAGAATACGTTGTCACTAGCGACAGGCACCGACGCGTTATCTTGCGTTGCGCTGGCCGTTCCCCAGTTGGTGTTTCCGGTCGCGTCCCAGTTCGCGCTGGAGCCACCTCCGACCCAGTAGCGATCAGCCATTTATTCCTCCACCACCGCAGAAGCGGCTTTGACGAGAGTGACCCAGGCTTCGGCCCGAGCCAGTTTGAGGGCGGCAACCTGCTCAGGTGACAGAGCTTCGTACTCTGCCAACGGCATGGTCAACGCATCGGTGAAATCACCGAGTTCGGTTGCTACCGTGAAAACGTCGTGGACAGGATCAGACACCTTAAATCTCAACTGCCACGGAGACGCAATCCCATACTGCCGCGACTTCGTTCCACCGGAATCCGACGTAGAGATATTTACTGAGAACTGTAGTCGTCGGCAGCGTAGCCCCGCGACTGGCGAAGCTCGCGCCCCATGCAATCGTGCGTGCCGTACCGTTGTCCAGAATCCGAATAAGGAGCGACTGGCCTGTGGTCGGAGTGCCAGTCAAACTGGTCGTCATCGAAGTAATGTTCGCTGCCAGCGCAGTGATCGTGAAAACGTCGGTGGTATCAGTATTGATCGCCGGGGTAGCACTACTGGCGACCGTGCCGACTCGTGGGGTGACACGCTTGTTCGTGAGCGTCTGCGTGTCGGTAGTGCCGACCACGGTCCCAGCGGGAGCCGCTAGTGTTGCGATGCTCCCAAGCCCTAGATTCGTTCTGGCAGCAGCGTTGTTCGCTGATCCCATGAAGGCATCTATGTCTGCGGATACGGTTAAGTCTGCCATGGGTTAGGGCCTTAGATAAGTGTCGAGGGGACCAGTTGGGCGAATAAACAGAAACACGCCACCGGGGCGACGGTAGGTGAATGTGCCGGGCGGAACTGGGCCGCTGGCCGCATTCAGCGGCCCGAATAGTCCGAGTCCGAGTCCGAGGCCGAACATGGTTTAGCCCTCTGCTTTTGGAGGAACTTTGAGAGCCGTGGCGTGGGCGAGTGCCCAGCCTTCAGCGGCATCAAGTTTCTGTTCGTCGGCCCGGCGTTTCTCAGCAGCAGCCCGCGAACCCGCGCTGGTCGCGTAGGCTCCGGTCAATGCAGTGATGATGGCAAGACCAGATGCAGCGATGGCCCCGAATGGCGTGCTAGCAGCAGCGGTTCCGATAATTTTTGGCAGAGCTTCGACAATTGGTGGCAACGTGACTTGTTCGACAGCGTGCGAATCAGTTTTTGTTTGTCCCTTAGCAGTCAGGGTTTCGATTGTTTCGACTACTTCTACAACAACCATCTGCCCAGCTTCGTTCGGCTTGGTATGCGTCTCGACACTATTCTTGGCGTAACTGTCCTGGCGAACATGGGTCGCAGTTTCATCTCTGGTGGATCCACACCCAGAAACCAAGATTACAAGCGTGAATAGGATAAGGCGCACGGGTCAACTATGCTTGGTTTCCCTTGTTGACAAGGGACTTCTCATTTAAGGACTAATACCAAAACCGCGCCGATCACGCCTACCCCTACCGTACC